AATCGGGTAAATGGGAGAGACCGGACAACATCCTCAACAACTGGAGGGTCACGAAGACGTGCCTTAGGCTCGGAGCAAAAATAGTTGGTAAATGCATGATGGGTTCTACCTCTAATGCAATTAAAAAAGGAGGAGGTAACTTTAAAAAACTATATTATGATTCAGACGTCAACAAGCGAAACCGCAATGGGCAGACTGCTAGTGGATTATATTCTTTGTTCATACCTATGGAATGGAATTACGAGGGATTCATTGATAAATATGGATTTCCTGTCTTCGATAATCCAGAAAAACCAATTGAAGGAATCGACGGAGAACTTATCTATTCTGGAGTTATCGAGCATTGGGAGAATGAAGCAGATGGACTTAGAGATAATAACGATGGACTAAATGAATACTATAGACAGTTTCCAAGAACAGAGAAACACGCTTTCAGAGATGAAATAGCAAAGTCTTTATTTAATCTAAATAAAATATATGAGCAAACTGATTTCAACGAAGACTTAAATAGAGAAGGTTATATAACTACCGGATCTTTTAGTTGGAAGAATGGAGTTAAAGATTCTGAAGTTCTATTTTCCCCTAATAAGAGTGGTAGATTTAGATTGTCTTGGATACCTCCTGTTGGTATGCAAAACAACGTGATAATTAAAAATGGTATAAAATACCCAGGTAATAAAGATGCAGGTGCTTTTGGTTGTGATAGCTATGATATTAGTGGAACAACTGATGGTAGCGGTTCAAATGGTGCATTGCATGGATTAACAGCTTACAGTATGGTGGCTGAGGTTCCTAGCAGTCAATTCTTTTTAGAATATATAGCTAGGCCACAAACTGCTGAAATATTTTTTGAAGATGTTTTAATGGCAATGATATTTTATGGCATGCCAATATTAGCGGAGAATAATAAACCTAGATTATTATATCATATTAAAAGAAGAGGTTACAGGGGCTACTCAATGAACAGACCTGATAAATCCAGGAATAAACTTTCTGTAACAGAAAAAGAATTAGGTGGTATACCTAACTCTTCGGAAGATATTAAGCAAGCGCATGCTGCTGCAATTGAGAGCTACATAGAAGACCACGTTGGTCTACGGGAATCTGGTGAATACGGAAGAATGTATTTCCAAAGAACCTTAGAAGATTGGGCAGGGTTTGATATTAATAATAGAACAAAATTTGATGCATCTATAAGTTCTGGCTTAGCTATAATGGCTTGCCAAAGACATTTGTATGCATCAAAAACGAATAGAGAGGTTAAGAAAATTGATTTTGGCTTTTCTAAATATAACAATACAGGATCAAACAGTAAAATAATACAATAGAAATGGCAGAAGCTATAGGACAAGTTACCCAATTTCCCAGCCAATCGGTTGACGATGCTACTAAGAGTAGTAAGTCATACGGAATGGAAGTGGCACAAGGTATTCAAAACGAATGGTTTAGAAAAAATTCTGGATCAGGTAGGTTCACTCAGAATCAACGTGATTTTCACAAATTAAGATTATATGCTAGAGGCGAGCAATCAACTCAAAAGTATAAAGATGAATTTTCAATTAATGGAGATTTATCATATCTTAATTTAGATTGGAAACCAGTTCCAATTATACCCAAGTTTGTGGATATTGTAGTGAATGGGATGCAAGATCGTTTATTTACTATAAAAGCTTTTGCTCAAGACCCAACTTCAATTAAAGAAAGAACAACCTTCGTTGAAGGAATCCAGGAAGATATTATAGCTAAAGATTTTATTGAAGAGATAGACAAAGTTTTAGGTGTTGACACTAGAAACGTAAAAGATGCAGAAGCTCCTTCCTCTAAAGAAGAATTAGAGTTACATATGCAGATAGCATATAAACCATCAATTGAGATAGCTCATGAGCAAGCTATGGATAACGTTTTTAAAAGGAATAACTATCCTGAACTTAAAAAGCGGTTAGATTATGATCAAGCTGTTATTGGTATTGCTTGTGCAAAACACACTTTTAATAATACCGACGGTATAAAATTAGAATATGTTGACCCTTCTAATTTAGTCTATTCGTATACAGAAGACCCAAATTTTGAAGATGTTTATTATTTTGGTGAAATAAAACAAATTAAAGCTAACGAACTAAAAAAGCAATTTCCTGGACTATCTGATGAAGAATTTGCTGATTCAATAAAAAAATCTAGTAACTATAATAACTACGATTACACAACTAATGATAGCGCTAACAATTCAGATTCTAATACATTAACTATACTGTATTTTAATTGGAAGACCTGGGAAAAAAGTGTTTATAAAATTAAAGAAACATCAACTGGAGCTAAGAAAGCAATTAAAAAAGATGATACATTTGATCCCCCCAAAGATCAAAGAGCTAGATTTGAAAAAGTAGCTCAGGCTAGAGAAACTATATATGAAGGTGTAATGGTTCTTGGAGCTAATAAATTGTTAAAATGGCAAAAAGCATCCAATATGGTTCGCCCAGATTCAAATGTTAGCAATGTAATGATGAATTATGTAGTTAGCGCACCTAGAATGTACAAGGGTAAAATTGAAAGTTTAGTAAGCAGAATGGTTACTTACGCAGACTTAATACAACTTACGCATTTAAAATTACAACAAACAATTCAAAGAATGACCCCGTCTGGCGTTTATTTAGATGCAGATGGCTTAGCCGAAATTGATTTAGGTAACGGTACTAATTACAATCCCCAAGAAGCACTTAATATGTACTTCCAAACAGGTTCTGTTATAGGTAGATCTATGACTGTTGATGGCGAAATGAATGCTGGTAAAGTTCCAATTCAGGAGTTACCTGGTGGGGGCGGGCAGCAAACTCAGCTATTAATTCAAGCATATAATTATTACTTGAACATGATACGCGATGTTACTGGATTAAATGAAGCTAGAGACGGAAGTGACCCAGATCCCTATGCTTTAGTAGGAGTTCAAAAACTTGCAGCAGCAAATTCAAACACAGCTACTAGGCATATACTGCATAGCTCTTTATATATAACAGCTACTCTTGCAGAAGCTATATCAATAAGAATAAAAGACGTGTTAGAGTTCCACCCTCAAAAAGAGGCTTTTATAAACGCAATAGGAAGATTTAGCGTTGGAGCCTTACAGGAACTTGATTCCTTACATTTGCATGACTTTGGCATATTCTTAGAACTAGACCCAGATGAGGACGAAAAACAGCTTGTGGAGCAAAACATTCAAATGGCATTATCAAAAGATCAAATACATTTAGAGGATGTTATTGATATTAGACAAATAAAAAACATAAAATTAGCTAATCAACTTTTAAAGTATAGAAGAGCTAAGAAGATGCAAAAAGATCAAGAGCGCGCTGAGCGTAACATCGCTGCACAATCGCAAGCTAATGCTCAAGCTGCTCAAGCTGCTGAAATGGCGAAAGCACAAGCAGAACAAATAAAATCAGAATCTAAAGTTCAGCTAGCTGAGGCACAAGTTAATTTTGACATTAAAAAATTAGAACATGAAGCTCAGACTAAGCGGGAGCTTATGCAATACGAATTTGATTTAAACATGAAGTTAAAACAAATGGAGCTAAACTCCAAAAAAGAAATTGATTTTCAAAAACCACCATCTAACCCAGAACCTAAAAAAGGTTTTGAATCTAGCGGTAATGACGTACTTGGTGGTATTGATTTAAGTGGATTTGAACCACGATAAAAATTATTAACTATTATATATTATTAAATTATGAGTGAATGGAAAATTAAGGGTGCTGTTGATAGCGAAGAAACTAAATCAGCACAAGAACAAGAACAAGCAGTGTTAGACACCGCCGTTGAAAAAGGCGAGATATCCCCTGAGTCAGCTGGAAAGAATGAAGACGAAGTTCCTGTAATAAACTTAGACGAGGTTAACAAAGTAGTTGAGCCTGTAGAAGAAGAGGAAAATACCGAAACAATAACAGAAGAAAATGTTAAAACAGAAGTAAGTGCTACTTCTGAACAAAACACAGAAGTAGAGACTACTCCTTTAGAGCTGATTACAGAAGAAGAAGTTGAAGAGGCAAAATTAGAAAAACCTAAAGTTGATGAAAATGCGACTAGGGTTAATGAACAGCCTCAACAACCAAAAGTTGAATTGCCAGAAAACGTTGATAAGCTTTTAACTTTTATGGAAGAAACTGGGGGTACTTTAGAGGACTACGTTAATTTAAACCGTGATATTTCGGCTTATGACGACGGGCAGGTATTGCGCGAATATTATAAACAAGCAAAACCTTGGGATAGTCAAGACATAAATGAGTACATGGAGGACCAATTTTCATTTGATGAAGATGATGACCCAAGAGAAATACGCTCAAAGAAAAGAGCATTTAAAGAAGAATTATTTAATGCAAGAAAGTTCTTAGAAGGAAACAAAGAGAAATATTATGCTGATCTCAAGTTGAGAAAGCAACAAGATATTCCTCAAGAGTACCAAGAGGCTTTTGCGTATTATAATGAAGCTCAACAAGGAGTTGAATTGAATAAACAACAAACTGAAACTTTTTTACAAAAAACAGATAATGTATTTGGCGAAAACTTTAAAGGTTTTGATTTCCAAGTTGGAGACAATAAATACCGATACAAAGTTAACAACGTTGCAGACACAAAAACGCAGCAATCAGATATTAACAATTTTGTTTCAAAGTTTATAGGTGATGATGGACAACTTAGTGACGCTAAGGGTTACCATAAAGCTTTATTTACAGCAAGAAACGCTGATAAATTGGCAGAACATTTTTATGAGCAAGGCCGTGCTGATGCTCTTCGCAACTCTGCAAGAGAAGCTAAAAATATTAATATGGACCCAAGAAAAGAAGGCGTTATTAAAACCAATACCGGACAAAAGTTTAAAGTTGTGACAGGAGATTCTAGTTCTAAGTTGAGAATGAAAATTAAACAATAAAAAAAAATTAAAAAATGGCTTTAACAAGTGGAATTAACAATTTAGTACCTTCTCCAACGAAAGGTTCTTTATTTCAAAACAACTACATTACAGACTTTAACTTTACAAAACAATTCTTACCTGACGTATACGAAAAAGAAGCTGAGATCTACGGAAATCGTTCTATCTCTTCTTTCTTACGTATGGTATCAGCTGAGATGCCTTCTACGTCTGATGAAATTCGTTGGGTAGAGCAAGGAAGATTACACGTAGCATACAACGATGTAGCACTAGTGGCTTCAACAGGCGTATTTACAGTAACACACCCTGCTAATCCTGATGGAACAGCTTTTGCTGCTTCTGGATCTGCTGCTATTCGCGCAGGACAAACTATCATGGTACAGGGTAAAACTTCTGGTGGAGTTGCTTCAGGACCAGTACTTAAAGGAGTAGTGGTTACCGCTGGGGCTGCCGCTGCAGGCGCAACTAGCACATTTACTGCACACTGTTATTCAGCTGCAACATGGGCTGCTTCAGGATTCGCTGTTACAAATGGTGTTAACGTATTAGTTTACGGTTCTGAATTTGCAAAAGGTACAGCTGGTATGGATGGTGCAATCGAATCTGATTACAGTTCATATACTAACAAACCAATCATCTTAAAAGACAACTACCAAGTAAGCGGTTCTGACACAGCTCAGATCGGTTGGATTGAAGTTGCTTCTGAGAATGGTGCAAGTGGATACCTATGGTACCTAAAGTCTGAGCATGAAACTCGTCAAAGATTTGAAGATTACCTAGAGATGTCTATGGTTGAATCAGTTAAGAAGGGTAGCACAGTACATGCAAACTTCCCAGGAAGTATTACTGGATCTGAAGGTTTCTTTGCAGCTCTTGAGTCTAGAGGAAATGTTTATACTGATCTTGCTGCTGATGCTGATACTATCGCTAGTTTCGATACTATCCTTAAGCAATTAGATAAAAACGGTGCTATAGAAGAAAATATGCTATACACAAACCGTGCTTTATCTCTAGCAATTGATGATGGTTTAGCTGCTAAAAATTCTTACGGTTCTGGAGGTACTTCTTACGGAGTATTCAACAACTCTGAGGATATGGCTTTAAACTTAGGATTTAGTGGATTCCGTCGTGGATCTTACGATTTTTATAAGACTGACTGGAAATACTTAAATGACTTCGGAACACGTGGTCAATTTGGAGATATCGAAGGAGCTCTTATCCCTGCAGGAACATCTACTGTGTATGACCAAGACCTTGGTAAAAACATCAAGCGTCCATTCCTACACATCCGTTATAGATCTTCTGAAACAGATGACAGAAAAATGAAAACTTGGATTACTGGATCTGTTGGTGGTGCTTACACTTCTGACATTGACGAAATGAGAGTTAATTTCTTATCTGAAAGATGTTTAATTACGCAAGGAGCTAATAACTTCTTCTTATTGAAAGACTAATTATTAATATAGCCCTCACTTCGGTGGGGGTTATTTTATTTTATTAAATTATATTATGAAAAACTGGGAATTAAAAGATAGAACTTATCTATTATCGGGTGGAATGAGTCCACTTACATACAAAATACGTAGCGTTGGAATGCTTTGGTTTGACGAAGATAAAAAAATCAACCGAGAATTACGTTACGCACCAAACCAAAAATCTTTGTTTGTAGACGAGCAAGATGACAGAGTTCAGATTGAGCATGTTATCTTCGAGAACGGAGCACTTTTTGTACCGCGTACAAATGTAGTATTACAACAGTTGCTATCTAATTATCATCCTGAAGCTGGAAAAGTTTGGGAAGAAATTGATGAATTGCAAGAAGCTGTTGATGATATTGATCAAATTGAATTAGAATTAGAAGCTCTAAAACTAGTTCAAGAATTAGAGATAGAACACCTAGAAGCTATACTGAGAACTGAATTAGGTTCCGAAGTAACTACTATGTCTTCAAAAGAAATTAAACGTGATTGTTATTTATTCGCAAAAAACAATCCAAGCTTATTCACAGAGATTGCTAATGACGAAGATATAAAACTTCGCAACTTAGCAAACAGAAGTGTTGAGAATGGTGTTGTTAATTTAACAGATGACAACACAACATTTAAATGGTCTAAAACGGGTAAAAAGATTTTAACTGTTCCATTTGATGAACACCCATACACAGCGTTTGCTAGATTCTTAAAAACAGATGACGGTATAAACGTTATGAAAGCTATCGAAAAGAAACTTTCATAAAACAATAGGTTATGATTATTCGGTTAATCATAACCAT